CTTGTAGTCCGTTTTCGGACTGATTGTAGTCCGTTTTCGGACTGCTGTTTAGTCCGTTTTCGGACTGCTGTATATTAATATTATAGTCTTGTAGTCCGTTTTCGGACTGATTAAAGTCCGTTTCGCTTCTGTTCCATGTTTTACATTTTTCTGTAAATCTTAGATACTTTGTTTTCCCAAAAGAACTCAACTCAATAAATCCTCTGTCTGCAAGTTCTTTAATGTTTTTGTAAACTCTTTTAGGGATTGAAAAAAGCAACGGAAAATCATCTACCATTTTTGTTTCTGAATATTGATACCAAACAATGCCATCAACCGTAATTGTATTAGTCCACGTTGGCAATGTCATACACGCTGCAAGCGTTGTTGTTTGAACAATAGTCAGTTCATTTACAACGGCGAATCTTTGGTCAATCAAAATATTGTAAGTCATAATTAAAAAAGAAAAGCCCCAATTAGAGCCGTTACACATCTAAAAGGGGCTTTGTAGCTAATTAGCAAATATCTTTCAATCGGTAACGGTCGATTGTTTTACGCCACAAATATAATACTTTTTTTTTATTCCAACAACTGTACGGGCTTAAATGCTTCTTTTACCGCAAACAAATTCCCCTCACTTTCGTTTGGAACAATCGTAACAACCGGATAACGGGAACGGTCGCCGGGCTTTTGAGAAACTGCAAATTGTACGTTCATATCAAAGATAATTCCTTTGACGAACTTCTTTTCTTCCAATATGGCGTCGAATGTATCACGGATATTGGGTATTGTTGACGCCGTACCCTTTGTCGTGAATTGCCATACCCCGCCAACGCCACGAACCAACGGAACAATAAAAGTTACGGTTAACGTTACAATCCATCCGTCGCCGCCATTCTTAACAGCCCGGTTTGGGTGTTTTTGCGCAACGCCTGCCATTAAATCGGGATAATCCTTTGTACTATATTGACAATATTGTTTTCCGTTCCATACAAAGAACGTTTCCCCGTCGCCGTATGCTATGCGTCGCCCGTCGTCGTCCCGGTATTCGTACATTTCATTGCAAACCTTTTCCGGGGCGTCGTCCGGGAAAACAATCTGTATTGTTTGCGGTTTCTCGCCGTATGCTTTCGTAAACAATCCTGCATACTTTCCGGTTGGTATAAAATAATCAACGCTTTTTGGGTATTCTTTGCCGTTTGCCGCCTTTTCCTTGTACCCTACTTTGATAAACCCCACACGTGGCAAAACAACACGTTGTATGCCGGTGGTTGGTCTGTTTATGTTTATACGTCCTTTCATAATCAAACATCAATTTCAGTATTCAACAAATCTTTCTTTGTCACGGGTTCCGGCTTTTTAGGCTGTTTTTCTTCGATTTTAGCCACTTTTTCTTTTTTTGGTGTAATTGTACGTTTTGCGGTTTTCTTTTCCTTTACGGGCTTGTTTCCCGCCGTTTTTGCCGTTTTTCGTGTGGTTCTCTTTACGGTATTGGTTTTCTTTTCCTCCGGTTCCGGTTGTGGTTCGGGTTCCGGCTGTTGTTCCGTGGCATTTTCTATTTCATACGCTTTCATTCTCAATTCAAACGCTTGCAATTCTTTTCCCTGCAATTTTTCCGCCTCTGAATGTACGTCTATATCCGACCAACCCTGCATTTCTGAAAAACTTTGAAACGCTCCGGTCACTTTAACAAACCCGTCAGAACATTTATAAATATTGGTTGCTATGCTGTACCATCTGTATTGGTCTAAATTCAAACCCTCGTCAACCAATTTTACGCCGTATGTATTCCCAATATCCGTTGTTTGGCACAATGAATAATTATAGTCGTCGTTGTTTATCAAATCAATAAACTTTTCGCAACTGATAACATTCTGTTCCGGCTGTGGTTCGGGTTCCGGGTCTTTCTTCAAATCCTCAACGGTAACGGCTTTTTCCGGTTCCGGCTTTTTCTTTTCCGCCGGGGCTTTGCTTTTAACAAGTTCCGCCAACGTCAGCGAAACAATATTGTTTGTCAAATCCGGTTCGTTATCCAATGATATTTCCCCGGAAACCGCCGTAAATGTATTATCCCGTTTTTCGTCCTCAATTGCTGCCAACTCCAAAAGATACGGGATTTTCTTTGCGTTCGGGCTGTCTGTTTGGTCTTTCAAATTGTACGTCGGTTTCTTTCGCCAATCTTTCGGGCTGAAATTGAAAACACGGTCAATCGGAATATCCGGGAAATTTTCGTTCCACATCATCGCATATAAATGTAACTGAATTTCCGCTTCTTCGTAAAATCCTTTGCGCCCGCTTTTGAAATCCACAATTGCGTTTATGTATTCTTTTGAACCGGGCTTTGATAACATCGTACACGGCAAATCAATCATTCCGGCGTAATTATGAACGGGGTGTACCAACGCAATTTCCACGGCTAACGGTTTAACGTCATAATCCAAAACAAATTGCGCAAATGCCAATATGTCCTTTTTGAAATCATCAGCGTAATAAATGAAATCGGCTGGCAATTTGTTGTTATCAATATAATCTTTTAATTTGGCTTTCAGTCCGTCCAAATCATAAACCCGGTTAATTATAAGTTCTTCAAATTGGGCGTGCATAAATGTACCATACGCCGCCCGTTCTGCTTTGTATCGTTCCGCCTCGTCAATACCTTTGTCGGCAATCCATTTTATCAGAAACGGCGATTGTGGCATTGTTTGGGACAAAATTGTTGTAACTGACGGATAAAATTCCGGGGTTCCGTTGTCGTCAAACTTGTAATAATATCGGTGTCCTTTGCTGTTTAGCTGCCATACTTTATACGGCGGCTCAATCAACGCACCATCAAAAAACATTGCTGTCATTTCCTCAACCGTCATGCCCGGCACAATTTCAAAAGCCCCGGCGGGCTGTTCTATTTCGACGGCATCCAATCCGGGGACAATCTGTTGTTCATCGTTTATTTCCGGGAATTTATCGGCGGGCAATTGTCCCATTGCTTCCGCCAACTTCTTAACCGCATTTACTGCGTTACCCATTGTGTTTGCAATACTTTTTTCCGGGTTTTCCGGCTGTTTCTTTTTCGCTCTCATGTTATTTGCTCTTTAATTCGTTAAACAATACATAAACCATTAATCCACACATTGCAGAAAACAAAAAATGGATATAATTCCAAAATCCGGCAATAAAACATATTACTCCGAAAATGCTAAATATCATTGCAAAAACCTTTGTTTGCCACGCATCGGAAAAGAAAACATCAACCATCTTTTCCATTTTTTCGATAAACTTCTTTTTCATGGTTTTAATCCTCCATTCCAAACAGATAATCGGCGGAACAACCGCACATTTCGCAAATTATTACTACCCATTCCGGAACAATCCTTTTGGTTGTCCCGTTGCAAAGATTTGTCATATTTACCTGCTGTGCGCTTTCGCTTGCGCCCTCAAATAAACGGGCTGCAATATCCTTTTTCAATACCTTTTTTCCGTTCGCCTCGGAACGGGCGATTGCTTCATTTACTCTCAATTTCATATTGTTTTATTTTTATGGTTATTACTCTACATGCCCGCAATGTTTGCAGGTTTTTTCCTCAAATATCGGTTCGTATTCATACGGGGTTAAATACCCATCTCCGCCGCAACATTTATAATAGGCGTCGGTAACTTCCATTTCTCCGCCACATACCGGGCAATCTCCTTTTCCGTCCAATACCAAATTCAGAAATGCGTCCAAATGTTCGGAACGTACAACCGAAATTCCGGTTGATTTGATAATGCCGACAACATCAGAAGCCGGAACGTTACGTTCGATACTATCAAACAAAGTGCATCCCCAAAATTCCGGGTCGTCTTGTATCATTTCCTTTTGGATTAATTGGTTTACAATGATTGTTTCAACTTCTGTTGCTTTCTTTCCGGCTGCTTTCGCCAAAATGTTCAATTCTTTGTCTTTTCTGATATTCATATTATTTCGCACTATCCCCGTGCGTGGGCTTAACTTCAATGCAAAGGTACAAATATTTTTTTTAATTACCAAAGATAAATACTTTTATTTCAAATTTATTTTTGCGGGTTGTTTTGCAATTTACGGCAAACAATATATTTTTGTGGTACCGCATCAACCAAATATCGCTCTCGGTTACTGCGTAAAATTCCCCCGGTACATATTGATTTATGACGCCGGGGGTCTTTTTATTTCTTACTCTGATAATACAACCATTTGTAAATTTCGCCGTAATATCCGGTTTCCAATACTGCTTTACTTATGGTCTTTGCGTCGTACTCGCCAAATGTTACGTACTCATATATTGACGGGTTTTCATGCAACGCAAATTCAAATGTTATGTCAATATATGCGTCGCCGACCTTGTTAAACGCATGGTCAATCGGTATTGAGACGTTTGTTTTTCCCTCACAATAAAGAATCCGTTCCGGGAACGCCTCGCAAAGTAAATGGGAATTTCGATAACATTGTTTAGGCCGCGGCTTAATTACATGCTGTATATATTCCAATTCGGAATCCTCCAATACATCAGCCGCCGGAACTATTTTAACGGGCTTTGCGGCGTTTAATAAGTCTTGGGAATACGCTTTTTGTCTTTCGTGCAAAGGTAGTTACAACATCATTTCAATTTCTTTTATTATTATACTTTCCATACAATTTGTTATTCCGTCCATTCCTCAATATACATTTCATACGCTTCTTGGCAACAACGCCCCTCACAACTTATATATCCATTTGGGACGCCGTGGGTTCCTTTTTCGTCATCATCCAAAGGACAATATAAACACAAATCGTCGCTTAAATCATCAGCGGTTTTTAATTTAGGGTTCTTTATTTGCCATATACCCAATAATAGGGTTGCAATTAATAATACAAAGAAAATTAATATTATCACGTCCATATTTTAACCTTTCATTCTACCAACATAAGACAAATTCAATACATCGTACATTTGCCCCATAACGGCAAATTCTAACATTGCGTCGCTGTTTGCAACGTCGTTTATCCTCAACAATGGGTATTTGTTGCCGTAATCCGTAACGTACCCGTCCGGTTCAATGTCTGAATATATCCGGTCGTTGTCGCTGTTTTCAAAGTATTTATTTAGGCTTTGCAGAATATTGTTTTCCAAATATTCATTGCCCAATACTGCTTTTATTTTATCCTGCTTTCTTAATGCAAATCTCATAATATTTATAATTATGCCGGGGAACTCCCCGGCGTTGGTTATGCAATACGAATTAAATTAGCTTTTTTGAAACATCTGTATTCCTGCTTTTCTGTATCGAAATACGTTTGTACCGTGTCGGCGGGTTTCCGGGTTCCGGTTGTTGCCGGAATTGTTTCCGGGTTTGTGGTTCCGTATGCCTCACGCAATGAACCGTCTATTTTCTGAAAATAGAATTTTACTATTCGCTTTTTCATTTCGGCTTTTAGCTTCATGTTTAACCATGCACATTTTAAAGCCTCTGAAAGTTTGTAACCATTGCGTTTTACGAATTGCCACGCCAATTTGAAAATCTCACTTAATTTGTTTCTTTTTTCTGAACTCATACGAATTTGTATTTGGTTCCGGGAACCCGCCCGGTCGGATATTATTTAACATAGAAACTTATCTTTATTCCTCTGCGCAATTTGCAAACGGTTTTATCATCGGTGCCATTAAATGCACGGCGCAACATCTTATTAGCCATTTCAACGCCAATCAATTCAATCAATCCTTTTACGCCGACCAACTTGTTAACCTTTTTACCGTCAACAATACCGTTGATTTTAATGCGGAAATTGCGATTAATTTCTTTTGTTGTGTATAATAAACCGTTGTAAATTGTTGTTGCCATTTTGATTTTCTTTTAATTGTTCGGGAAAAACGCCCCGTCGTTGTTGTTTGACAATGCAAATATACAACCTTTATTTTAATTACCAAAAGAATTTCTTTTTATTTTATCGGAAAATGGCAAAAAATTCTGTTTTTGGTTCAAAAGATAGTTATTTTGGTCGAATTTTCGATTTAAGCCACTTTTTCGGGCGAAATGTGTAATTTATCCATCCGGGAAAGAAAAGCCCGCTACGGGGCTAAAAATGGGCAAAACTAAAAAAGCCGGGGAAAACCCGGCTAATCCTTAAAAACAATCTTATAAATGGAATGAAAAAGTATTTGATACAAAAATACTCATTTTTCAATCTCTATATATTCAACCCCCATTATTTTTGTATGCGGGTTCCTGCTGATAACATCAATTTCCCGGTTCTTTATTTTCTTGGTTTTCCATAAAAAACCTAACCAACGTTTGTATTGCACCGTTTCGACAATCAACAGACTATCCCGGTTTATATGCGTCCCGGTAAATTGTCCGTCCGGCGTGGCGCATCCGTGCAACTCAAAATACGGTTCGACAATATCGACGCATCGTAAAACGGTCGTAACCGTATCGCCGAGCAAATATACAACACTATCCCGGACGGTTGCCCGCAATTCGTTGATTGTTTCCATTTGGGTTGTTGTAACCCGTTCCAACTCCCGGTTCTTTGTCTGCAACGTCTTTATCAACTCCGCATCGCTCGCCCGGTATTTTTCAAACTCTGACAATTTCAGTTCCAAAACCCCAACTTTTGCGGCGTTCAAACTATCTTTTGTTTGGTACCGGGAAACGTCCTGCAATAACGTTTCTGTGTTGGTTCTGTATTTGTCCCTTTCCCCGGTTAACTGATTAATCCGGGAACGTTGCACCCATATAGTGACAACGGCGGCAACCGCCAAAGCAATTGCCGCAATTATAATATACTTTTTCATGGTTCGTTAGCTGTGTAAACTAATTGGCTGCTTTCCTCCGTTGTGCTTAACGTCAAAATGTATTTGCCGCCATCAACAAAGATTAATCCGTTTATTTCGTCCTCTGATACCTCAATTTGAGTAAATGCCAAAACAACCCCATCAATGAAAACTTTCGGCGTGTTGTGCAATGGGTCTGCATTTGCCGCCGTAATGAAATTGTTTATATCCTCCTGCGGGTTGGTTACTTTCTTTGTGTTTTCTGCGTTGTCCTCAACGGTAACAACGAAAATATCATTATTCCCGTTTATTATCGCCTCCAACAACGGCGTAATACTTAACCCGGCTTATGTTCCTTGACTTGCAACGAACTTTTGCAAGTATTCTTTTTGTTCCTGCTTTGTCATAACTGATTATTTATTGTTATACTTCCATTTATAGCCTCCTGCGCTTTTTCTATTTCCTTTTAATACCGAAACAATATTTCCTTTGGAAATACTCATCTTTCCTGCCGCTTCAACAATACTATTATAACTACACACATATTTGCCACTCATTGTATATTGAATAACTGATTTTTTAGTATTGTCAATAGCCCTTTTATTTCTTGTACCAAATTTCATATTATATTTATGGCTGCACCATTCTAAATTATCTGCATTATTGTTTAGTTTATTTTCATCTTTATGATTTATTTCTTTATAACCTTTTGGATTTGGAATAAATGCCATTGCAACCAATCTATGAATATAAAAAAGTCTTTCATTCAGTTTAACACGCAAATAACCATTTCCATTATTTACGCCTTTCAATTGCACATTGTTAATTAAAGAATAAACATTTCCATAATTACTAATTTGATACTTTCCA